GGGCCTGATCCGCGCCGCGCGCGAGGAGGTGGAGGCGGCGACCGGGCTGGCGTTGATGGCGCAGACCTGGCGCAAGGTGCTCGACGCGCTGCCGCGCGACCGAACCGTGCGCCTGACGCCGCATCCTGTGCGCGAGGTCCTGTCGGTGACGGTTTTCGGCGAGGATGGCGAGGGATCGGTGGTCAATCCGGCGGGCTACGCCGTCGATGCGGTGTCGCGCCCGGCGCGTGTTCATTTTAAGACGCCACTCGTGCCGACGGCGAGCCTGAACGGAATCGAGATCGACTTCGTGGCGGGGCATGGCGAAGCGGCGACCGATGTTCCCGACCTTTTGAAGCGCGCAATGCTGGTGCTGGTGGCGCACTGGTACGAATTTCGCGGCGTCCATGGCGCGAGCGACCAGCCGGTCTCCTATCCGGCCGGCTACGAGCGGCTGATCGCGCCGTTCAGGCGCAGGAGGATCGCGTGATGACGCAGTTCATCGATCCGGGAATGTTGCGGACGGAACTGATCGTGGAGGACGCGATCGAAAGCGGCGACGGGGCGGGTGGCGTCATGCGCCAATGGGTCGAGGTGGCGACAGTGTTCGCCCATGTCGAGCCGGTACGGGCGCGGATGCGCTACGGCGCGGACCAGCGTCAGGTCGATATCACGCATCGTATCACCCTTCGCCATCGCGCGGACATCTTCCGGCGGATGCGGCTTCGTCGGGGCGATCGCGTCTTCGTCATCGAAACGATCTCCGATCCTGACGAGACGGCACGGTATCTCGTGTGCGAGACGCGGGAGGCGGGGCGATGAAGACGGCGATACGAACGACCGGCGACGATCTCGTCAGGAGCCTGCGCAGCCTGCTGCACGGCATGGCGGAGGATGTCGCGTCAGGCTATCGTCGCGACCGGGAGCGCCGGACAAGCGAGGAGGGGGCTGATGACAAGCGCGGCACTTGAGCTTCAGCGAGCCGTCTTCGCCGCGTTGCAGGGGAATGCGGAACTGGACGCCGCCATGGCCACGGTGCGGCTTTACGACCAGGCGCCGGCGAATGCGAAATTCCCGTATCTGACATTCGGCCGGACCAGCGTCTATGACTGGTCGACCGATACGGAGACCGGCGCGGAACACCTCGTCACGCTACATGTGTGGTCGAAGGCGCGCGGCAAGAGCGAATGCCACGCGCTGATCGAGACGGTGCGGGCGGCGCTCGACGACGCGTCGCTGGCGCTCGATGGCCATGCGCTGATCAAGCTGCGCATGGAGTATTCCGAGGTTCGCTACGAGGACGACAATGACGTCCATCACGGACTGATCCGGTTTCGCGCGCTGACCGAAGCGGCGACCTGAATTCACTGATATCGTTGAACATTTTACCTGGAGGCCTTCATGGTTGCTCAGAAGGGCAAGGACCTGTTGCTCAAGCTCGACCCGGACGGGTTTGGGACGTTCGTCACCGTCGCAGGGCTGCGCACAAAGCGGCTGGCGTTCAACTCGGAGACCGTGGACGTCACCAATGCGGATTCGGCCGGCCGCTGGCGCGAGCTTCTGGCGGGCGCCGGCGTGCAGCGCGCGTCGGTCAGCGGATCGGGGATCTTCAAGGACCAGGCGTCGGACGCGCTGCTGCGCGAACGCTTTTTCGAGGGCGCGATCTCGGCCTGGCAACTCGCGATCCCCGATTTTGGCGTGATCGAGGGACCCTTCCAGATCACCGCGCTCGAATATGCCGGCAGCCATGACGGCGAGGTCACATTCGAGGCGGCGCTCGAATCCGCCGGCGCGCTTACCTTCGCGGAGGCCGCATGAATGTGAATCATCGGCGCGGCGAGATTTCCGCGACGCTCGACGGACGCGCCTATCGGCTGTGCCTGACGCTGGGTGCGTTGGCCGAACTCGAAAACGCGTTCGAGGCGAACGATCTGGGCGCGCTCGTCGAACGGTTTTCGACGGGCAGACTGTCCGCCGGCGACATGGCGAAGATCATTGGCGCCGGCCTGCGCGGCGGCGGCAACGCGGTAGGCGACGACGAGGTGCTGGCGATGCGCTGCGAAGACGGCGTGACCGGTTTTGCCGCGATCGTCTCCGACCTTTTGACTGCAAGCTTTGCCGGAGAGGCGGCTTCCGCAAACCCTTGACCGCCGCAGCAGCGCCGACGAGCTGGTTTCCGTGGGACGACGTCCTCGAAACCGGCCTTGGCCTGCTGCGGCTGAAGCCGGCTGAACTCTGGGCCATGACGCCGCGCGAATTCGCCTGGTGCGCCGGGCTGAACCGTGCGGCCCGCCCGGCGCCGGCACGGGACGATCTCGGTGCGCTGATGGCGCGCTTTCCCGATCATTGAAAAGGAGTAGCTGACGATGGACGAAAAGTTCACCGTGTCGATCGAGGCCGACACGGCGCCCTTTGCCGCGGCGCTGTCGAACCTCGAAAAGCTGTCGTCGCGTTTCGGCGATCAGTTGGGCGGGGCGCTGCGTGCGGCGACCGTCAGCGGCCGCTCGCTGGACGACATACTGCGCCGCATCGGCCTCAACCTTGCCGGCATGGCGCTGAATCAGGGGCTGAAGCCGCTGAGCGGGCTGGCGTCGACCGCGTTGAGCGGGCTCCTTGGCGGCGTCGTGCCGTTTGCCAGAGGCGGCGTGCTGGGCTCAATCACGCCCTTCGCCCAGGGTGGTGTGGTGTCGGGCCCGACGCTCTTTCCGATGGCGCGCGGAGCCGGCCTGATGGGCGAGGCGGGGGCGGAGGCGATCCTGCCTCTGCAACGTTCGGCCGATGGCCGGCTGGGCGTGGCGGCGAGCGGCGGCGGCGGGGTCAATGTCGTCTTCAACGTGACGGCGGCCGACGCAAACTCCTTCCGCAAATCCGAAGCACAGATCACCGGCATGTTGGCGCGAGCCGTCTCGCGCGGCACGCGAACCATGTGAGGCGATGATGGACGCATTTCACGATCTGCGGTTTCCGACCGCGATTTCCTTCGGTGCGACCGGCGGGCCGGAACGGCGCGTGGAGATCGTCACCATGACTTCGGGCGAGGAGAGGCGGAACCTGCGCCAGAGCCGTTCGCGAAGGCGTTTCGACGCCGGCACGGGACTGCGCGCGCTTTCCGATCTCGGTGAAATCGTCGCCTTCTTCGAGGCCCGGCGCGGGGCGTTTCACGCGTTCCGTTTCCGCGATCCGTTCGACCACAAATCCAGCGGCTTGGGTGACGAACCGGAATCGATGGATCAGGAGATCGGCACCGGAGACGGGGAAAGCTCCACATTTCAACTCGCCAAGATTTATGGCGGCGGGGCGGAAGCGTATCGGCGCGAGATCACGCTGCCGGTCGAGGGGTCCGTGCGGGTGGCGGTGGATGGGTTCGAACTGGATGACAACGCGTTTTCCGTCGATGCCCGAACGGGACTGGTAACGCTTGGCGCCGCGCCGGCGGCGGGAAGCGTGGTGACGGCCGGCTTCCTGTTCGACATCGCCGCGCGATTCGACACGGACCGGCTGGAGATCAGCCTGTCGTCCTTCAAGGCGGGGCAGATCCCGTCGATCCCGATCGTCGAGGTGTTTGCATGAGCGATATGGCGACGACGCTGTGCTTCTGCTGGCGGGTGACGAAACGGGACGGGACGGCGCTCGGCTTTACCGATCACGACCGGATGTTTGTCTTTGGCGGCACGAGTTTCGAGCCGCAATCGGGGTTTTCCCAAAGCGAGGCGCAATCTTCGCTGGGACTGGCGGTCGATACGGCCGAGATCGAGGGAGCGTTGTCGTCGGTACGGCTTTCGGAGGCCGAGATCGATGCCGGGTCGTTCGACGGTGCGAAGGTCGAGACGTTTCGCGCCGACTGGACGGCGCCGGAAGGCGCGCAACTGATCCGCGTTTCCGCCATCGGCAAGATCACGCGGCGCGATGGCGCGCTGGTCGCCGAACTCGAAAGCCTGGCACGCAATCTCGACCGGCCGGCCGGGCGCTATTTGCGGCGAAGCTGCGATGCCGAACTGGGGGATGCGCGTTGCGGCGTCGCGTTGGCGGGGTTCGCGGTGGCGGGGACGATCGTCTCGCGACAGCGAACCGGGACCTATGTCGTCGCGGGGCTTGATGCCTATGCCGATGGCTGGTTCGGGAGTGGGACATTGACCGTCGATGGACGAGCTTGCCGCGTGAACGCGCATTGTCGGGGGACGGAGGGCGTTCTGATCGGCATTGAAGAAGACAGCGACCTTGCGTCAGGAGCAGCCGTCACCATCACGGCGGGCTGCGACAAGGCATTTTCGACCTGTCGAGACAAATTTGCCAACGTATTGAATTTCCGTGGCTTTCCGCATTTGCCGGGCAATGATGTCGCCTATGGCTATGTCAGCGAGGACGGGATTTTCGACGGCGGGGCGATCGTTCCATGAGGCGCGCGGAAGTCTTGGCCGAAGCGCGACGCTGGATCGGCACGCCCTATCGGCACCAGGGATCGCGGCTCGGCGTCGGCTGCGACTGTCTTGGCCTTCTGCGCGGCATCTGGCGCACCCTCTACGGCCGCGAGCCGGAAGCGATGCCGGCCTATTCGCGCGATTGGGCCGAGATGCGTGCAGACGATCCGCTGCTCGAGGCCGCGCGGCGGCACATGGCCGAAATCGCGACGCACGAAGCGATGCCGGGCGACGTTCTGGCCTTTCGCTGGCGTCGGCATCTGCCGGCCAAGCATCTCGCCATTCTCGGTGAAAGCGAGACAATCATCCATGCCTATGAAGGCCATGCGGTGGCGGTCTCGCCACTCGTGCCGGCCTGGCGGTCGCGCATCGCGGCGGTTTTTCGATTTCCAGACTGACCGGGGAACTTCATGGCGACAATCGTTCTACAGGCTGCCGGATCGTTTCTCGGTGGCTATCTCGGCACGTTCGGCGCGGCGGTCGGCTCGGCTGCCGGGGCGATCGGCGGCTATCTCGTCGACCGCGCGCTGATCAACGGCACGCAGCGGATCGAAGGCCCGCGACTTTCGGGGATGCGCCCGTTTCAGGCGGAAGAGGGCGTGCCGCTGGCGCAGGCATTCGGCACGGCGAGGATCGCGGGAAATCTGATCTGGGCGACGCGTTTCGAGGAGGAGAGCCGGACTGAGCGACAGGGCGGCAAGGGCGGACCAAAGACCACGACCTACAGCTATTTTGCCAATGCGGCCTTCGCGCTTTGCGAAGGCGAGATCGCGAGCGTGCGGCGGATCTGGGCGGATGGGCGCGAGATCGACCGCGAGCGTTTCGACATCCGCATCCATCGCGGCAGCGAGGATCAGCAACCGGACCCGCTGATCGCGGCGAAACAGGGCGATGCGCCGGCCTACCGCGGCGTCGCCTATGTCGTCATCGACCGCTTTCCGCTGACCGACTTCGGCAATCGCCTGCCGCAGTTCCAGTTCGAGGTGGTGCGGCCGGTCGGAGCGTATCAGAACGATGTGCGTGCTGTGGCGCTGATCCCCGGCTCGACCGAATACGGCCTGTCGCCTACCGAGGTGACGCGCGCGCGGCCGGGCGGCGAGACCGAGGCGGTCAACCGGCATATGCTTCACGCGGGCAGCGACCTCGAAGCCTCGCTCGAAGAGATGCAGGCGGTGTTCCCGAATCTGAAGCATGTCGCGCTCGTCGTCACATGGTTCGGCGACGATTTGCGGGCCGGGAGGTGCCGCGTGCGGCCCGGTGTGACACAGGGCAATCCCGGCGGTTTTTCGCAGGCTTGGTCCGTATCGGGCGTCGCGCGTGAGGCGGCCTATGTCGTCTCGCAGATTGGCGATGCGGCCGCCTATGGCGGAACGCCCAGCGATCGGTCCGTGCTGGATGCCATCGCCGAGATCAACCGGCGCGGGCTGAAGGTGACGCTCTATCCCTTCATCATGATGGACGTGCCGGCAGGAAACACATTGCCCGATCCCTATGGCGGAGCGGCGCAGGCGGCCTATCCCTGGCGCGGGCGGATCACCGCGATGCCGGCGGCGGGGCAGGCGGGGAGCCCGGACAAGACGAATGCGGTGCGGGGCATCGTCGCGGATTTTGCGGGCGAGGTCGGGCCGGCGGATATCGTCGCGGCTGGCGAGGACATTGCGTGCCTGCGGCCCGACGATTGGGGTTATCGCCGGCTCGTGCTGCATTATGCGAGGCTGGCGGCGCTCGCGGGCGGCGTCGATGCCTTCCTGCTCGGTTCGGAACTGCGCGGACTGACGACGCTGCGCGACGGGTCGAATGCGTTTCCGTTCGTCGACGTCTTGTGCGAACTGGCCGGGGAGGTGGCTGCTATGCTGCCGCAGGCGCGCATCAGCTACGGCGCGGACTGGTCCGAATATTTCGGCCACCAGCCGGCGGACGGCTCGGGCGATGTCTTCTTCCATCTCGATCCGCTCTGGGCGCATCCGGCAATTTCTGCCGTAGGGATCGACAATTACATGCCGCTGTCGGACTGGCGGGACGGCGACGAGGCGGGCGGCAATCCGGACGGGTTCTCGTCGGCCAATGATCGCCAAGGCCTGCTGGATAGCGTCGCGCGCGGTGAGGGGCATGATTTCTTCTACGCCTCGCAGCAGGACAGGATCGCGCGGCAGCGCACGCCGATCGGCGATGGCGCCTACGGCAAGGACTGGGTGTTTCGCTACAAGGACATCAAATCCTGGTGGGAGAACCCGCACTTCAACCGCATCGGCGGTGTGGAACTTGCCGAGCCGACAGGTTGGGTGCCCGGCTCGAAACCGATCTGGATGACGGAGATCGGCTGCCCGGCGATCGACAAGGGAACGAACCAACCGAACGTCTTCCCAGACCCGAAGAGTTCCGAGAACGCCGCGCCGTATTTTTCCAACGGTGTGCGCAATGACATCACGCAGGCGCGCTATCTCGAAGCGCAGCATGGTGCGTGGCAACCGGGTCACGCAGGATTTGTCGGCGACCGCAATCCGGCGGCGGCGCTGGAAGGCGGGCGTATGGTCGATCCCGACCGGCTCTATGTCTGGGCGTGGGATGCGCGGCCCTTTCCGGCGTTTCCGACATTGGGCGGGGTGTGGGCCGATGGCGCGAACTGGTTCTTGGGTCATTGGCTGAACGGACGTGCAAGCGGTGTCGATGTCGCGTCGCTGATCGAAACGATCATGCTGCGTCACGGTCTGCCGCTGCCGGATGTGAGGAACGTCCATCAGACAATTGCAGGCTATGTCGTCGACGAACCGGGCACGGCGCGCGCGGCCTTGCAGCCGCTGGTCGAACTGTTCGGCCTGAAGGTGAGCGAAAGCGGTGGAGCGATCACCTTTCGCGATCCCGAAATCGTCGGAAGCATCGTCGACCTGGTCGACCTTGTCGATGATGGCGGGGTGGTGGTCGAGACGGCGAGCGAAGCCGGAACGCAGGTCGCCAGCGAGGTTGAACTCGCCTATCGCGATCCGTTCCGCGACTATCAGGCGGCGCAGGTGCGGGCCGCCGCATTCGATCCGGGCGCCGACAGCCGGTCGCGCCTCGGCTTCACCGGAATGCTGGAAGAGGGGCAGGCGGCCGCTCTCGCGGAACGCTGGCTCGACCGGCACCGGGCAGGACGCGAGACGGTCAGCTTTGCCACAGTTCCGGCCGAACTGACGGCCGGACAGATCGTGCGACTGCCTTCGCGTCGCGGCGACCGGCTCTATCGTGCCGAGACCATCGAGGAGGGTCTGACCGCGCGGATCGTCGCACGGCGGATCGGCTTTCGCGCCGCGAGCGGCTGGCAAGGCGTCCAGCCGCCGGTGCGCCAGCCGCCGGCCATGCCCGGCCCGCCGGAAGCAGTCTGGCTCGACCTGCCGATGGGGCCGGACGCAGGCCCACCGGAAGAGCAGTTCCGCGTCGCCGCAAGGGCGCGACCATGGCGCAGCCACCTATTGTTCGCGTCGCCGGAGGCCGCCAGCTTCACACAGCGCGCCCGGATCGACCGACCGGCAACCATCGGCCGGCTGGACGAGCCCGCTCCGCCCGGCCGCAGCGGCTTGATCGACCGGGTAGCGCGCCTGCGCGTTGGCTTGGAAGCCGGCTCGCTGGAATCGGTGACCCTTGCCGAGATGCTGAACGGTGCCAATGCCTGTGCGATCGAATGTGAAGGCGGCGGATGGGAGATTTTGCAATTTGCGGGGGCCGAGGAGATCGCGCCGGGACTGTGGGAACTCTCCAATCTTCTGCGCGGACAACTCGGAACCGAGGATGCGCTTGCGACCGGCGCAATTGCCGGCGCCCGGTTCGTGCTTCTGGACCGGGCGGTGGTGGCGGCGGGTTTGCAGCAAAGCGAGATCGGCCGGGAACTCAACTGGCGATGCGTGCCTGCCGGATATGACCTGTCCGATCGCTACGCGGCCGGCGTTGTTGCGAGCGGCGGGATGCGGGCGCTGACGCCGCTTTCGCCCTGCCATCTGCGCAGCGAGTTCACGGACGGCGCAATCGTCTTCCGCTGGACGCGTCGTGGACGGATCGATGCCGAGAGCTGGCTGGCGGCGGACATCCCGCTTGGCGAAGCCGAGGAACGCTATCGGGCGACGCTTCTCGAGGGGGACGAGATCGTCGCCGAGGTCGAGACGAACGAGGCGCAATGGCAGGTCGAGCCGTCGCTGGTCGATGGACGCGCGGAGGTGCAGTTGCGGGTCAGCCAGATCAGCCTCGCCGTCGGGCCGGGCATCGCGGCCACGCGCTCAATTCAGATCAACATGTAGAAGAGGAAAAGACGATGGACATCGAAAAACCCTGGTATTCGTCGCGGACCATCTGGGCCTCGATCATAACGGTGGCG